ATTCCATGATTAAACTTTGACACATCTAAAATAAAATTCTGCTTGGCTAGTTTAAAGGGCTGTAGAATATTAGAGAATGCTTATATACTATGGCATATGGCACAAGGGGGGGGTAGTCGGACTAACGCCCGAACCTAGGCACCCATATAAGTAAACCTCTCTCAACAAGAGCCAAAAAACAAAGATGTAAAGTTTGGGGGTACCCATGCTTGACACACGCCCATAAATATCTTAAGTTCAACTAATGGATACACTACCGCTAAAACATACCAAGTGGTCTGACCGGCTAGCTTTCGATATGGCACTGCTACTAGAAGGCTCGGGAGAAACTCTAGATGAAATTAGAACCCGACATAAAATTACTGTTGATGACATCGTTAAGTTCAACACGGACAAAGTCTATCTAAAGAAAGTAGAATCCTACAGAACTGAGATTGTAGACAAGGGTATGACGTTCAAGTTAAAAGCCCGGGCCCAAGCAGAAGAACTCCTGACAACAAGTTGGACAATGATACACAGCCCAGAAGTTTCTTCAGCTGTTAAAGCAGATTTAATAAAGTCTACTGTCAAATGGGGTGGGCTTGAAACAAACAATACAAACACGGAGGATGCCAGTGGAGGAGTCAAAATTACGATTAATCTCGGGGGGCAAGAGCACCCAACAACCGTCATCGACGCAGAAGACTATACCGAAGACAGACCTGTCGCTATTAAAAACGCTAAGTAAGTTTGACGAGAGTGGTGAGGCAAAGGTTGAGACATTGGTTGAGTACGAAGACATAACTTATGTATTACGAGAAAGCGGGATGTCGTTTAAGACAAGAATTATTAGGTATAAAAAATCGCCTACAAAATACTACGTAACTTTATTAGAGGAACTGTAATGGATATAGACTATACCCCATCTAAGATATGCAAAGAATTTATGATGTCTGATTCTAAGATGCGGACATTGATGGGCCCTGTAGGTTCTGGTAAGTCAGTAGCATCTACCTTTGAAATTATAAGGCGGGCTACTATGCAGAAACCGAACAAGCAAGGGATACGAAAATCCAGGGCAGCTATTGTTCGTGAGACTGCTAGGCAACTACAAGATACAACTATTAAAACATTTCACGATTGGTTTCCACCAGGTGTATGCGGTACGTACATGAGAACAACAAAGACTTACTTCTTTAAAGTAGGTGATGTTGAGTGTGAGATTATGTTCAGGGCATTAGATGATTCAGATGATGTAGCTAACTTGAACTCACTTGAGTTAACATTCGCATGGTTCAATGAGTGTCGGGATATAAACCCAGACATAGTTGACGCTATGTCAAAACGTATTGGGCGTTTCCCGTCAGCTAAAGATGGAGGACCGTCTTGGTTTGGGATGTGGGGAGATACTAACCCACCCACAATGGATACATGGTGGTATTACCAAATGGAAAAACTTGACCCCGTAGATGGAGTCTCACTTAATGATAATGGTTGGGATGTATTCAAACAACCATCAGGTAGAAGTCCGTATGCAGAAAACGTAGAGAACTTACCTGAAGGATATTATGATATACAAGGTAGGTCGGATGAATATGTACGTGTGTACATTGATGGAGAGTATGGGCTAAGTACAGCTGGGCAGCCAGTGTACAAGTACTTCAGACCTGATTACCATATGGCTCATCAAACTTTACAGCCCATAGTTAATGGAGTCAGACCTATTGTAATTGGAATGGACTTAGGTCTAACACCTGCTGCAGTTATAGCACAGCAAGACCCACGAGGTAGAGTCCTTATACTTGACGAAGCAGTAAGCTTTGATATGGGGATACAAAGATTCATACGTACAGTTTTAAAACCTTTGATTATAGAAAAGTATTCTGGGTCTCCTGTGATAATCATTACAGACCCTGCAGGTATACAGCGAGCTCAAACAGATGAGCGTTCAGCAGTGGATATAATAAAAGCCGAAGGCTTGAAAGTTATGTCGGCTAAGACTAATAACATCTCAGCTAGACTCTCGGCGGTAGATGATTTCCTTATGCGTCAAGTAGATGGAGACTCCGCATTCTTAGTAGACCCAAGATGTTCTAGGCTTAAAGCCGCAATGATGGGTGGGTATAGGTTTCATAAGAAGAATGGGAACATAGATAAGAACAAACATTCCCACGTTGCAGAAGCTCTACAGTATTTAATGCTACACATTAATACAACAGCAGAAGGATTTATGATTGAGAAGCGAAACGTGAAATCGGTTGCGTCAGGCGGATGGACTTGATAGCATTAATTAAAGCCACTTTTACTCATTTAGTGGCTGGGTAACTATTTCCCTCGAATGTATAGTTACTGTCTTACTGGTCCTCCCGTCTATTCATGGTTAGACAGGAGGACTTTTTTATAGTAGTGTTAAAATTATTTAGGGGTGGTTATTATGGGATACAAAATGAAGAACGGTTCAAAGAACTATACTATTAAAAGTTATAGGGATGGTGGACTAGTCAAAACTACATCATACAAAGATGGTGGTAAGGTTGAAAAAGAAGAAGCCCGAGACTCTTGGACCACTACAATGTCGGAAGGGTTAAAGAGTAACAAAAAATTACCAGGACCATTTAACTTTGGAATGACTACAAATGTAGTAAAAAGAATGTTGGGACTAGACTATATAAAAAGGGACAAAAATAAATCTCCGTACGAAAAATAAATTATGGTGTTACAAGTAATAGACAATGCGTCTCTTGTAAAGAAAGAGAAAGAAGAAGCTAACAAAGCTATGGAAGAGCGTCAGTCTGAAGCAGTCATTCTAGGGCTCGCTTCTTATATGCGTGAATGCTGGGATGCAGCTCAACGTGCAAAGAAACCTATAGAGAACATAATGCTTAAAGGTCTTCGTCAAAGAAACGGAGAGTACGATGCTGATAAGTTAGCACAGATACAAGCACAAGGCGGCTCTGATATCTACATGATGATAACAGAAGTTAAATGCAGAGCGGCTGAAAGCTGGCTCAGAGATATCTTGTTAGACACAGGCACACCTCCATGGGATATACAACCCACACCCATACCAGAATTATCGCCAGAACATTCAGCAGAATTACAAAATGCTTTTGCGGCTGAAGTAGTTAGGCTTGTTGAAGCAGAAGGTCAAGCACCTACCCCAGATAAAATGGCAGAGCTAAAAGAAATGATATCTCAGAATTACAGATTTAAATTACTACAAGCTGCTGATGATAGGGCTAAAAGAATGAAGCTAAAGATATCAGACCAGTTTGCACAAGGTGGCTGGGCAGAGTCATTCAATGATTTTATTACAGATTTAGTTACGTACCCAAGTGCTTTTATAAAAGGCCCTGTAGTTCGTAGGCAAAGAAAATTAGCTTATACTCAAAATGAAGAAGGCAAGACTGTTGTTACGGCTGATGAAGTAATAGCACCAGAATTTGAAAGAGTAGACCCATTTAGAATATACCCAGAGCCTGGGATTAGTAAGATAAATGATGGGTATATATTTGAACACCATCCTCTTACTCGTATGGACTTATCAGATTTGATAGGTGTACCCGGCTATGACGACGACGCAGTAAAAAAAGTTTTAGAAAATGATAATGGACAGTCATGGATTAATGAAGATGTAGAGTTAGCTAAAGATGAAGAGGAAAGAAAGTTCCATTCATTTGATAGACCTACTGAGATATATGATGCTCTAGAGTTCTGGGGTAAAGTAAGTGGTAAGATGCTGAGAGAGTGGGGCTTAGAAGACGAAGCAGAAGAACTAGAAGACTCTCGTGAATACGATGCCAATGTTTGGATTGTAGGCAACTATGTAATAAAAGCAGTTCTTAATTATGACCCATTAGGTGAAAAGCCTTATGCCAAAACATCTTTCATAAAACACCCAGGAGCATTCTGGGGTAAAGGAATACCAGAGATTATAGCTGATTTACAGGGTGTATGTAATGCAGCAGCTCGTGCGTTAGTTAACAACATGGGAATATCAAGTGGACCTCAAGTTGAAGTCAACCTTGAACGCATACCACCTAATGAAGATATAACACAAATGCATCCGTGGAAAATATGGCAAGTAACTAATGACCCACTAGGGTCTAGTGCTCCTGCTGTTAGATTTACACAACCTCAAGATAATGCTAATACACTAATGTCTGTGTATGATAGGTTTTCTAAATTAGCAGACGACCACTCAGGCATACCATCTTATCTACAAGGAGACTTAAATGTTAAAGGAGCTGGACGCACAGCGTCAGGTCTTTCAATGTTAATGGGCTCTGCAGGAAAAGGCATACGTCAAGTAGTTATGCATATTGACAGTGATGTCATGAAACCAATTATTCATAGACAGTTTGTTTATAACATGCGATATGATGAAGACGAATCAATTAAAGGCGACGTAGAGATACTACCTAAAGGTGCAATAAATCTTGCAGTTAAAGAGACTGTTAACGTTCGTCGAATAGAATTTCTTAACGCAACCGCCAATGAAATCGATATGGGTATCGTTGGTAAAGAAGGCCGTGCAGCGATACTTCGTGAAGTGGCTAAGAGTTTGCAAATGCCTGTAGATGAAATCGTTCCGTCTAGGGAAAAAGGTACTTATCTTCAAGAGTTGTCCGCAAGAAAAGAGATTGAGGCATCACAAGCCCCACAATCTCCAATGAAAAGTGGAACTCCAACTCAACCAGATGGTGCCCCAAAAGGTGGAATGGATGCAAATACAGTTAACAACCGCAGCATTGGGGGTAAATCTTGATTAGACCATCCCTTAAAGTTGTTAAATCTTTAGCAGTTGTTGAACGTCAACACTCTGACATATTAGAATGGTTAGAATCTTGGCGTAAACATGAGTTAGAGCAGCTACCAAATGTTGCAAACAATGTGACACTAGCCCAGGGGCGGTGTCAAATTTTAGGTGAGATAGTAAAGCTCATCAAAGAATCCCCTGACTACGCAGCAAAGTCATGAGACAGCTGTTAAATAACGCATACCAATAGGAGCGAAAACATTATGACATTACCAAAGCAAGTTCAAAAACAATCTGAGGATGTACAAGCGTTGTACAAGGAACTCAATGGAGAAACAGAGGAGAATGCTGGAGTAAAGACTACAGCTGAAACTACTACTGAAGTACCTACTGAGGAAACCACAACCGCACCTTCCGACAGTGTAGAAAAACAAGCACCTAAATCTGATGCTGATGAGCACAGTATTTCAGATGATAAACAGAATAAAGACTCATGGGAACAAAAATACAAAACGTTACAGGGTATGTATAATACTGATGTTCCACGCTTAAATGCAACGAATAGAAGTTTAGATAGCCGTGTAGCCCAATTAGAATCTTTGTTAGGACAAATTAACACAGAAGAAAAACCTGCTGTTTCAACTGAACCTGCTATTAATTTAATAACAGAAGATGATGAAAAAGAGTATGGGGATTCTATTGATGTTATGCGTCGAGCAGCACAAGATACTTTAGCACCAGGAATGGCTCGTGTTAATGAATTGGAAAAACAACTTAGACAGCTGCAAAATGTTGTGCCACAAGTACAACAAGTACAGCAATCACAAAAATCGTCTGAGGAGAAACAGTTTTGGAATACGTTAAACCAGGAAGTACCTAACTGGAATGAAATTAATAGTGACCAAGATTTTCAATCGTGGCTTCTTGAGATTGACCAGTTGACGGGACTAAGTCGCCAAACATATCTAGCAGATGCACAGCAAAAACTAGATGTAAATAGGGTGATTAAGTTTTTCTCTACTTATGAAAAGGCTAACGGTAAAGTTAATGATGCTCGTGAGACCCACAGCGAAAACTCAGAACTAGCAAAACAAGTTGCACCAGGGCGTGGACGCTCTGCAAAACCTGCTGTTGGTGAAGGCAAAACATATACTAGAAAAGACATTACAAAATTTTTTGAGGATGTAAGATTTGGTAAATATAAAGGCCGTGAAGCTGAGCGTGGAAAAAAAGAACGTGACATTTTTGCTGCACAGCAAGAAGGTCGCATTGCGTAATTTAACTAACTAGGAGGCTATTATGGCTTTTGGAGTATCACCTGGAAATCCAGGTTACACAGGTAATTTTATACCTGAGATATGGTCTGGTAAACTTATTGAGAATTTCTACGATGCATCAGTGCTCGCAGCTATTTCAAATACAGACTATCAAGGAGATATAAAATCAATGGGGGACACGGTTAATATCCGTACAACTCCAGAGATTACTATCAAAACATACGTTAAGGGACAAACACTTAGTGTTGAAAACCCTGACAAACCTAAACTACAACTTCTAATCGACAAAGGCGAATACTTCGCATGTGTTGAGGATGATGTTGACCAAGTACAAACAGACATTGCTCTTATGGATACATGGTCTAAAGACGCTTCAGAGCGTATGAAGATTAAAATCGATGCTAGAGTATTGACTGATATATTAACTGACGTAGCAGCTGCCAACAAAGGTGCTACTGCTGGTAGAATATCTGCTGACCTTAATATAGGTGTTGCGGGTACGCCAGTAGCAATTACTAAAACTAATGCTATTGACCAAATAGTTAATATGGGTACAGTACTTGATGAGGCTAACTGTCCAGAGAGCGATAGATTTATCGTTATCCCTGCAAAATTAGCTGGTCACATTAAGCTATCTGACCTTAAAGATGCGTCAATCACTGGTGATGGTTCATCTCCATTGAGAAATGGTCGTTTAGGTATGATAGATAGATTTACAATTTATGTAAGTCACAATCTATATAAGAGCGGAAGTGAGTTCAGCATTCTTGCTGGTCACAAATCGGGGTTTACATTTGCGTCACAAATGACAAATATGGAAACAATTCGTTCAGAAACTACATTTGGTAATATCATCAGAGGGTTACAAGTTTATGGCTATAAAGTCGTTAAACCTGAAGCTTTAGCTGTTGGTGTTATAACTGTATAACTTAGGAGGCTATTATGGCGGCATATACAGACTCGCATGGCTTTAATAAAGGTACTGTAGCAGCTCACCCTGCTACTGGACTTAACAAAGTCGGCTACTTAGAAGTTACTTTAGACTTCGCTACAATTACGGCAGATAGAGCTACAGCAGGTGTTACGGCACTTGCAACTGGAGATTCTATGCAAGTACTTAACTTACCAGCTAACACTTTAGTGCTAGCGGTAGGTGCAACTACTACAACCCTTGAGGGTGCAGCATCAACATTTGACATCGGTCTTACCGGTGGTGATGTGGATGGGTTTATTGATGGAGGGAATGCTAATGCAGCAGGAACTACTCAATCAACTGGTGCACTTTTAAACGGCGATAATCAAAGTCATTACTTTGCAGCGGCAGACACTATTGATATGCTTATTGGCGTATCAGGTGCTGTAACTGACTTGGCTAAAATTAAAGTCTGGGCAGTTATTGTTGATTGTTCATAAGTAAGTAAACAAGGTTGGGGGGTTGGCTAACGTTAACCCCCCGATTAAAACATAGGAGATAGAAATGGCGGGAAGGTGGTTAAGAAATACAGTTGATGGAACAATATATGGCTGGAATGAAATACTAGCTGAAAATTCTAAGACAGAAGAAGTTACTGAGGAACAAGCGTTCCCAGAAAAATTTATGACTAAAGACCAAAAAAGTCGTAAGCCAAAAGTTAATTTAAAAACTAAAGAGGTTATTAAACCAGACAATACACCTATCGAGTTAGCTGAAGAAGTTACAAGAAACATGGAAAAAAAGGGTAAAAGATGATTTTAAACGACGTTATTACTGAAGTTAGACGAATGTTGCAAGATGAGAATGCCCCTCAAAGGTATTCTGATATAGTGCTTTTAGGGTTTGCTAACCAATCTTTAAAGCGTATTGCAGTGCTCAGACCTGATTTATTTGCTAAAGTAGGGACTATGACTTGTGTTCAAAATGAAGTTATACAATCAGCACCTACTGACTCATTGCGTGTTATGGAAATTTTTTCGGTAAGCGGTGGTAACGGATGTATAGAAACTAATAGAGAAGCTTTAGACCAAGCGTACCCACAGTGGATGAATGATACTGCATCGGCGACAGTAAACTGGATGAGACATACAAGAAACGCCAACAAATTTTTTATATACCCTAAAGCTCCAGCCAACCAAGTATTAGATATTGAATACGCACAGACTCCACCGACTTATGACGGGACTACAGCAGTTGAATTATTATCAGATGCATATTTCCCAGTGGTAGTTGATGCAACTATATTTTTAGCTGAGTCAATAGATAATGAGCATGTTAATACAGGAAGAGCTGATGTGTTTTATAAGTCTTTTACTCAATCTCTTGCTGTAAATGCCCAAAGTAAAATTGTAACTGATACTGAAGCAGGTGGTATGCTAAAAGTTAATAATACAGCAACTAGCGTTACAGAGGACTTATCATAATGGTTATTAAAACATTTCTTAGTATTGTAAATAGATTATCACCCAGCGTTCCAGGATGTCCTACGCCAATCATAGAGCAATACGTTCGTGATGCAGCGATTGAAACGTGTGAACGTACTCTTGCGTGGAGGTACGAACAACCACGGATACGTTTGGTTGCGGGTGCACATGACTATGCATATGAAAGTCCTAGTGAATCTGAGGTACATGCGTTCATTACAGCCACTGTAAATGATGAGACTTTAGCCCCAGTTACATTGGATAAAATATATGACTTATATCCTAAATGGCCTAATCAACCTACTGAGTCTAGAGCAAAACCTAGACATATAACACAATTAGACCCAGACCATTTTTCAGTTGCCCCAGTACCAGACAATTCTGAGTCGTATGATGTACGAATGATTGTATGTCTGAAGCCTTTAAGAACGGCAACAGGTATGGATAAAACAGTTTTAGATGAGTTAGAAAATGTTATTATGCATGGAGCACTTCAACATTTATTAGTATTACCTGATAGAGCTTGGAGCGATAGGGAACTAGCTTCTTATCATGCAAAACAATTTATATTTAAATTGCAAGAACGTAGAGCTAGAGCTAATTTAGGTGCGGGAAGGGCTTCTATGAGAGTTCAAGCACAAAGATTTTAACGAGGTAGATTATGTCAGACGTAATAAAATTAGTTAAAGGAGATGAGTTACCGCTTATTTTGCTTACTTTAACGGACGATGTAGCTAATACAGCTTTAGATTTATCGGCTGGAACTACTGCAGTATCAGTAAAATTTAGAGCAACAGGAACAACTGCAACTTTAGCAACAATAAGTTGTGCTAAGACCACAAATGGAAGTGATGGTAAGATACAATTTAGTTTTTCAGGTGGTGTATTAGATGTTGCTGAAGGTTCATATGAAGGAGAAATTATAGTTAGCTATAATGGTAGTCTTCAAACAGTATACGATGTCTTAAAATTTAGAGTGAGAAGTAATTTCTAATGGCTAATATAAAGCTTACATCTGCTCTAGCAGCAACTGTAATATCTTTTACAGTAACCGTAAGTAGTATTAGCTCAACAATTACTGATGAGAATAAAATATCCGCAGTAGCATCAGCACAAAACCACATATCTTTTACTACTGAATTAATACCCACTCATACTATGGAAGGTGACACTGCAGCAGTAGCGGAGGCTATTAATTCTAAAGCAGTAACTACAGTTTATACTGAAACATCTGAAGTAACAGATATAGATACTAGAGCTGTTACACATCCACTAGCTGAAACACCTTCAGTATCAGATGTACCTGCGTTTAATGTTACACAAATTTTAACTGATACAGTAAATATATCAGCAGCTCCAAGTTTAATAATACATTCTAATATTGACTTTGATTTATCTGATGCTGACATAGACCCAGACCCAGTAACTATAAATGAAAGTATTGTTGTAAGCTTAGTTTATCCACAATCAGATTCACAGTCGATAGCAGATTCTCCTGCAATAACTACTACACCTGCAGGAAAAACAGATGGCTTTTCTGTTTCAGATTCACCAGTTTTACAACCAGGAAATGTTTCTACAGACAGCGTTACAGCAAGTGATAGTGGACTGGTTATCAATTACGTGTATACTGATGTAGACGACACTACATTAGGTGGACATATATTTAACGCAACTCCACTAAATGCGGGAGCTTATTAATGACAGGGGACAACTATGATTGAAGAACAAATTAAAGTTACTGGAAGTTTAAAACTTACTGTTACTAATCCAGAAGGAGATGTAAAGCAAGAGGTTGAAGTTCCAAATGTAGTCGTGACTGCGGGTAAAAATTATATTGCAGACCGTATGAAAAACAACACTACTGTTATGAGTCATATGGCTATAGGAACAAACACTGGTTCAGCAGCAGTTGGTAACACAACACTTGGAGCAGAGACAGGTAGAGTGTCTTTAACGTCTACGAATGTAACAAATAATGCAGTAGCTTATGTAGGCTCATTTCCTGCTGGGACAGGAACAGGAGCTATTACTGAAGCAGGAATATTAAGTGCAAGTTCAGGTGGTACACTATTATGTAGAACGGTATTTTCTGTAATAAACAAAGCATCTGGGGATACTTTAGGTATTACTTGGACAATAACTGTAAGTTAATAACTTAAGGGGTGTCTCAACATAATGGCTGTCTTATTTAAAAATAATGCACACTCTACATTAGCTTCAAGTATTACCGACTCAGCTACTAGTATTACTGTTGCATCAGGACATGGAAACGCTAGATTCCCAGCTACAGCAAGCCCTAACTATTTTTACGCAACACTCATTGATGGCTCAAACAACATAGAAGTTGTAAGGTGTACAGCAAGGTCTAGTGATGTTCTTACAGTAATTAGAGCTCAAGAAAGCACTTCAGCTAGAGCATTTTCAACTGGAGATAGAATAGAACTTAGAATTACTGCACAAGGCTTAGAAGATTTAAACAGAACAAGTTCTAACGAATTTAAATCAGGTTGGGGAAGTACATCTGCTCCAATAAACTATGCTGTTACAGTAGTTACCAAAACATCTGCACACCCGTATACAGGAGTAGGCTCTAGTAGTGCTTATTCTATTGACGGTGTTGAAGGTGCTGTATTAAACTTTGCTGGAGCTGACACAGGTAAAACTTATTTTTATAGATTTAACCAATCAGATTCTACTAACAACGGACATCCTTTAAGATTTTATTTAAACGCTGCAAAATCTACAGCGTACACAACTAATGTAACAACAAACGGAACCCCTGGTAATAGTGGTGCATACACACAATTACAGGTTGATGAGTACACCCCAAATCTTTTGTATTATCAATGTAGCAGTCATGCTCACATGGGTAATCATATACATCATATATCTAATATGTTTAACAGCAATGGTGTGTTGTTTAAACTGCCAACAGCAGATGGTTCATCTGGCCAGTTATTAAAAACTGATGGGTCTGGGGTACTGAGTTTTATAGCAGCAGCAACGGCTACATACCCCACATTAACTGGTATTAGCCCATCAACAATATCACCTTCAACAGCAACAACAGTTGTTATTACAG